GTACGCACAGGATGGCCAATGGAATATATGGACGATACTCTAACTCCATACAAGAATATGTCCAAGCGCGATCTTATACTATTTCCGCATCGTATCGCTCCAGAGAAACAAGTTGAAATATTTCGAGATTTAAAAGAACACTTGCCGCAGTATGAATTTGTGGTGTGTCAAGATCAAACATTGACAAAAAATGAATATCACAATTTACTAGGTGAGGCTAAATTAGTGTTTAGTGCTAACCTACAAGAAACATTGGGCATTAGTTGCTATGAAGGTGCACTAGTAGATGCTATTCCGATGGTCCCGGATCGTTTGAGTTATACCGAAATGTATTTGGATGAATTTAAGTATCCAAGCATATGGACAGAAAGTTTTGAATCATATCAAACACATCGTCCAGAATTATGTGCCAAAATTGTCCAATATATGGACGATTATGAAAAGTTTATTCCAAAAGTACGAAAACAATCAGAAGACTTGACAGATCGGTTTTTTCACTGTACAATGTTATTATCTAAACTAAACTCGTAGGTCGATTATGAAATTGAAAAGTTTTTTGGCAATAAATTTAACAGTATTGTCTGTAAACCTATTTGCCGCAACAACAGCACCGGTATTATTACCAACTTCTACTGCATATTGGGAAACTCCTCTATATTACACAAGGACTGCTTACGAAAAACCAATCAATGCTAGTAGTGCTTATGCTCGTGGATTTAATGGTACAGGCAGTACGATTGGTATTGTAGACACAGGTATTGCCACATCAGCCTTGGGATTGTTTGGTAATAGGATTACTGCAGAAAAAGACTTTACTGGTAGCGGTACAATGAATGATTTAGTAGGTCATGGTACAGCAGTCACCGGCATTGCGGCGGCGGGATTAGGTCCTACAATACAAGGTGTTGCATATGGTTCTAATTTAGTACTTGCTAAAATTTCAAATACAGGCTCAGGCATTACAGATGGAATTATAACCGAGGGTATTGCATGGGCTACCAATAACGGTGCTAACGTAGTTAACCTTAGTATAAATTTTACTTTGCCTTCTACTTATAAACTTACTCAAATTAGTCCTGGAGTATTTTCTAGTAGTCAAACCAACACTGGCATTTTACCATTAGGCATTAATCCCACAAGCTGGGCTTCTGCATTAGGTAAAAACTCTGTCCTAGTTATAGGGGCAGGCAACGACGGTGCTGTAACTCCGGGTGCATTAGGTGCATTAGCCACTGCCACTAATAGTTCACAGCAGTTAATCTTAGGGGGGCAAGTAATTATTGCCGGTAACTGGAACCAAAACGCTAATGCAATAAATCCTACTAGCAATCTTGCCGGATCAATCTGTGCGGTCACATCAAACGGAGTATGTCAAGACAAATACTCAGTTAGTCAATTTTATCTAATGGCCCCGGGTACAGCAATAAATTCAGCTACACCCTCTGCCATAAATTCTGGAGGGTATCAAAACTATACAGGTACATCGATGAGTGCCGCAGTAATTTCTGGGGCGGCGGCTATTATTCATCAAGAATGGCCGCAAATGACTAGTGCTAATATTGTTCAGTTATTATTGCAAACTGCCAATAAAAATGTTCCAAACTATAATCCTAATACCATGGGACAAGGGTTGCTAGACTTAAAGGCTGCAACTAATCCTGTTGGACCGGTTGGAATTCCTACAACAGGTGCTAACATTTTGTCAGCTGGGTCATCAACACCAACAACTATGTTAATATCAAACGGTAGTGTTAGTACAGGTAAAATTGCCAGTGTCATGGTAGTTGATAGTTTTCACAGAGATTTTTATATTCCTAGTAAGGCATTTACTGCACTAGCACCTAGTCCAGCATTTAATGTTAATCAATTAGCTATGCCATATATCAGCAAAAATAACTACAGCCAATTTAATAATTTTACAGACTATAAAAATGCATCAGTCGGCGATATAGAAATGGGTGTTTATTTAGATAAAAATTATAATCCAACCGGAAATCTTAATCCAAGTATGTTTGAATTAGGCTACAATAAAATCTACGGAACAACAAAGGTTAAATTTACAGCAGGCGGGCTTATTGAAAATGGCACATGGTTAGGAAATTCAACTCCTACTGCAGGATTAGGAAATAGTAATGTACAGAGTTATACAACATTCACCGGAGTTCAATTAGACCAAAAAGTAACCAACACCACTAATGTATATGCAAATGTAACACACGGCATTACTAATACTAACGGCATTAACTCAGCTATGATGACTGGCAACAGTCCAATCCTAAGTTATAGCTGGTCACTAGGTGTTGATCAAAAGATTACAGATAATCATACTGTAGGCATTATGACCTATCAACCAGTAACAGTATATCGTGCTATGGTTAATAGTAATGTGCCTGTAGGTCTTGACAGTAACTTTAATGTGGTCAGTGCTGGTAATATTAACCTAGCAGCCGATGTTAAAGAATATAGAGCAGGTGTGTATCATAGATTTACTAACAAAGATTCATCAACTAGCATAATGACCTTTATTGAAAATCGTCAAAACTATCGCGGACAACCTGGTGTTACAGATAATGTAGTTGGCATGACAGCCAGTGTTAGATTCTAAAATGAAAACCATCAAAGACGAGCTAGCATCTATAGCACGAGATTTAAAGCTGGACCGTCAGACTGTGTGGATGACTGAATATAAAATAGATCCAATCCGATTGGGTCGTATGTGCGAAAAGTTTCCAGCATTACAAACAAGCTGGGAGCAATTTAAATTAGTATATGATTTAGCGAGAAGCCAAGATGACATTGACAGACAAACTCCTTAACTGGTTGGATAAGTTAGGTCGTAAGCGTGTTATTATGGATCGGGTTGATAACGAACCATATTTAGAACGGTACTATCTATTCCTAAAAGATCGCGAAAATTTTCCATTTAACATATTTTTACATAAATTCCTAAAAGGTGATCCAGATGATGTCCACGATCATCCATGGAGTTATTGTACATTTATTTTACGTGGTGGGTATTATGAGTGGATTCCGGGCTTTAATGAAATGGGAGAAAAGACCTGTGAAATCCAAAAATGGAGAGGTCCGGGGCATTTCCGTATCTGTAGGCCTAATAGCTATCACCGTATCGAATTAAAACCAGGTGTAACTGCTTGGACATTGTTCATGCCATTTAAGAAAGTGCGTGACTGGGGTTTTTTGGTCAATAACATATGGATCCAAAACGAGTATTATATAAAAATGCGAAAGAAAGAAAATGAATAAGTTAAAAATTAAATGGGAAGAATTCCAATTCCAAATGGGAAAGATCTGTAGAGATATTACTATTAGCGAATGGAAACCCGACTATGTAGTAGGTCTTACTCGCGGTGGATTATTACCAGCGGTCATGATCAGCCATTATTTCAATGTGCCTATGTTTACCCTAGGTGTTAGTCTCCGAGATAATAATGATTTTATTGGTCCAGAAAGCAATCTTTGGATGGCCGAAGATGCTTTTGGCCATAATGGTGATACTATCGACGGAGATCCGGTACGTAGTACACGTGGTAAAAATATCCTTATCGTAGATGATATTAATGACAGTGGTGCTACACTTAATTGGATCATGGAAGACTGGCGAAGTGGTTGTTTACCAGCAGATCCACGTTGGAATAATATTTGGAACAACAATGTACGTTTTGCAGTTGTGGTCGATAATCTTTCCAGCAAGTGCGATGTCAAAATGGACTATTGGGGTATCGAAGTTAACAAAGCTGAAAATGATGTCTGGCTCGACTTCCCTTACGAAAACTTTTGGATGAAATAAATTAAGGTGGGCAAAATGATCAAAACAAATAGTCAATGGACTGACTATCAAGGTAAGATATTTTATGTCAGTCATGTACAGGACGGTGTAGTTTTTTATAGAAACGGGGAATATCCTTATTGTTGTAGTATAGAAGCATTTCTAGAAAGATTTAAGGAACTGGTATAATGATGAATAAAATATTTGACGGGCCGGATACTCTAGAAGAAAGTTCTGCTCCATGGGACGATGTGTTCCGTGAAGACTTCCACGTAGCGGTATACTATGACAAATATCCTTGCACACCGGGACATCTGTTATTTGTGCCTAAATATAATTCAATGGAGTTGTTAAATGATGCGTTTGAAGATGCTGTTAGAGAAGGTAAAAGAATGGTGGAGGCCGGAGAATGCGACAGTTTCAATGTCGGACTTAATATGGGCCTGGCTGCTGGTCAAACTGTTAACTGGCCCCATATACATCTTATCCCTCGTAGAAAAGGCGATGTCAAAGATCCGATTGGGGGCATACGTAATACAATCCCAGGCAAAGGCAACTATCGCTCGCCGGAATATCGAGCAGATTGAACCTGTAGAGTTTAAATGGTGTAGTACTGCTAGTTTTTCTGGAGTTATAGCACAAACTATTGGAAACGGAAATACTTGGGTAGGTGGGGCCGCCGGTAGTAGTACTCCGTTGTTTGGTGGTGCTGGAAATACAAACGGTACTGGAATATACACGATTGGCAATCTTGTTCCAAATAATACTATCACATTCAGTCAAAATAATAAACCTGTGCTAACTATTACCCACGACGGTGATGTAGAATGGACGGGAAAACCCAGTGAAGCTGCTGATGCCATAATGCAGGTCTTACAGATCCGGGTAGAGGCCGAGAAAGGCATCACCAAAGCCGCCCGTCGTAGATATTATTTGCGGGCTTGCCAAAATATTCTAAATAAAGCAGAGACAATGGAATATGAAGAATTTCTTGCTTTTCTAAACAAACAAGTGTATAATAGAGAGAAGCGTGTAATAATGGATTCATTAAAAGGCAACGAATAATGTTTGGCTGGTTAAAACCTAAATACAAAGCAGAATACAAAGTTCCAGAACTTACTGAAGTAAGATTTGGAGGATGGAGATATAGTCCTAAAGAGGATATCAATCCATATGAAGTATCGCTATTGTTGCCGATGTTTCTTAGTCCGTTTATGCATATAGACTATCAAACATACGTTGATAAAAATAATCTAAGACGTCATTTTATTAAAATTGAAGAGGAACAAAATGCAAGTAAGAGCTAACCCTGACGGAAAAATTGGAAGTTGTGGTTGTGGACGTAGCCCCACAGGTGATTGCGTAGGCTGGCACGGACTTAATGAAGAACAATATAAGGCTGTTAAAGATAAATGGGATCTCGAGCAGTATCAAAAACAAGCGGCGGCCATTTGGAATGATAGTTGCACTAGTGGAAGGGCAGAATGAGCAAGATTAAGATAGCAGAACTTTTCTACTCGATACAAGGAGAGGGTAGATATATGGGGGTGCCGAGTGTCTTCTTAAGGACTTTCGGCTGCAATTTCAAATGTCAGGGTTTTGGCATGTCATTAGGTGAATTGAGTAAAGAGGCTGAAGATATTGCCGAAGTTGCTCATATGTACACAAAGTATGAAGATTTGCCTTTAGTGTCAACAGGTTGCGACTCATATGCAAGTTGGCATCCGGACTTTAAAAATCTAAGTCCGATGTTAGAATCTAGTGCTATTGTAAATCGAATTATGGAAATACTCCCGCATAAGCGTTGGGAAGATGAACACTTAGTTATCACCGGTGGTGAGCCATTGTTGGGTTGGCAACGTGCTTATCCGGATTTGCTGGATCATGCTAGTATGGGCAGACTCAAAGAAATCACATTCGAAACAAATGGTACTCAAAAACTAACTCCAGAATTTAAAGAATATTTGAGTAGATGGAGAGCTCAAAGAGAAATTACATTTTCAGTAAGTGCTAAACTGCCGTGCTCAGGTGAGAAGTGGGAAGAAGCTATTCTACCAGAAGTCGTATGTGAATATGAACAAGTAGGTACGGCATATTTAAAATTTGTCATTGCTACAGAACAAGATTTAGCCGATGCACTAAAAGCCACTAACGAATATAGAGACGCTGGATTCAAAGGGCATGTCTACTTAATGCCAGTCGGTGGCGTCGAAAGTGTGTACGCTTTGAATAATAAGACAGTAGCATTAATGGCTATGAAACATGGTTTAAGATACAGCGATAGACTCCAAGTTCCCTTATTTAAGAACGAGTGGGGTACCTAATATGATGATTAAACTAAAAAATGCAGCGACAGGATATCAAGGAAAAGCTCTATTGATTAATTCCGAATATATTCTTACAGTGTTTGAAGCAGAGTTAGATGGCAAAAGTACTACTCATGTTTATAGTACAACTAAAGAAACTTGGCAAGTACAAGAAACCATTGCACAAGTATTAAAATTACTTAATAAAGATACCGGTACATCCAAGGAATAATATGATTAAAAAATTACTTAGAAAATGGATTGGCTTAGATAAGTTGGCGGAAGAACAAAAAGCCGCAACAGAATCTCTACAAAAAACAATTGAAGAAGAACGACTAGCTAAGTTAAGTCCAAAAGAAATAGCTACAGAAGCTAAAGAGCCGTGGGTGGGTGTACTACAAACTCACGTGGCCAAAGACGATCTAAAGAACGGATTCTTTGAACTTGACTGGAATGAGTATTTCATAGTACAATTAAAGAGTGCAGGATATCCTGGTACAACAGATGAAGAAGTTGTAGACGTTTGGTTCCAAGAACTCTGCAGAAACATCGGGGCCGAAGAAGGAGTTGATATGAGCCGTAGGGGTTCCGGGTATGTTAATAGAGCATTAAGAGATGATGGGATGACCGAGGTCAGTTAATGAAACATACATACATATTGGTAGATACTGCTAACACATTCCATCGTGCTCGCCACGTAGTTCGAGGTGATGTTAATGAAAAAATTGGTATGAGTCTACACACAGTATTAAGTAGTGTACGCAAAGCATGGAGAGACTTCAAAGGAACTCACGTTATTTTTTGTCTAGAAGGTCGTAGCTGGCGCAAGGACATATATGCTCCGTATAAACGTAATCGTTCAGATGCTCGTGCGGCACAAAGCCCACGTGAGCAAGAAGAAGATCGCGTGTTCTACGAAACTTTTGATAATTTCAAAGATTTTGTTATCGAAAAAACTAACACAACAGTACTACAACATCAGCAGTTAGAAGCAGACGATTTAATTGCTGGGTGGATTCAAAGCCACCCAGATGATGATCATATCATTATTTCAACAGACGGTGACTATGCTCAATTAATAGCACCCAATGTGCGACAATATAACGGAGTATCTAGCATTACCACAACACACGAAGGTTACTTTGATGATAAAGGTAAACCTGTTGTAGATAAAAAGACCAAAGAAGTTAAGCCTGCACCCAATCCAGAATGGCTGCTGTTTGAAAAATGCATGCGAGGAGATACCAGTGATAATGTGTTTAGTGCTTATCCGGGTGTACGTGAAAAGGGTACCAAAAATAAGGTAGGCCTGCGTGAAGCATTTGCCGATCGCGACAGCAAAGGTTACAACTGGAACAATTTAATGCTACAGCGGTGGACCGATCACGAAGGTGTTGAGCATAGAGTAATCGAAGATTATAGTCGAAATAAAGTCCTGTGTGATTTATCAGCACAACCTCCAGAGATTAAAGAAATAATCCTAACTACCATTGCTAATGAATTATCCAAAGAAAAGAATGTAGCACAAGTAGGGGTACGGTTCTTAAAATTCTGTGCCGAATATGATTTACAAAAAATCGCAGAGCAAGTACAGAGTTACGTAGAACCATTAAATGCAAGGTATCATAAATGAATACAATAAGCAAAGTATTAATACCAAATAAAGAATGGCTGATCAAAGACGGCGATTCAAAGATTGGTAGTATCAGTAAAAACAAATTAGGATACTTATTTCATAAGAATGGGCATCAGGTGCCTTTTTCCACTCTAACCGAAGTCAAGATACAACTAGGAATTGAAAATCTCGAAGAAACTACTAAAAAATTCAAGGTAAATTCTCCTGCTGGAGATGAAAAAACTATATATGACTATCCTTGTAGCTCGAAACCTTTTGAGCCTGTGTATAGTGTCAAAGAAAAATTACCGTTATTTGCCAAAAGCTCAAAAAGCAAAAGCCAGTACTGTGCGGGATATTATGTGATCAAATTCCGCAAGGGGTGGGTCAAGAGTTTCTGCCCAAAGTTAATCACCTTAGAACGTTACCCATATTATGGGCCGTTTAAAACTGAAACCGAAATGAAAAGCATGTTAAACACCGTGAATAAACTATGAAACAATTAAACACATTACCTATAGAATCATTCCTAGAAAAAGCCCGTATTGCTATAAGAAGCAATCAAAAGACTGTATCGCTGACGATCCAAGAAGCGACAGAACTACAAAACAGTCTAAGCGTGGTAATGACACGGTTAACTGGAGAAATGGATCAAATCGTGGCAAATAGTCAAGGATCCTTAGATATAGACATGGACGGCGGTACCTTCTAAATAGTCTATTTTATATAAATATATACGCATATTTGGAGAGCGTATATCGTGAGTAGGCCTAAACCTAAAGTGTTATTAGAAATAACCAACAAGAAAACTTATAAGACCGAACAAGTACTAGAAGCAGAAGCTATCTGGGCTGTATTCTATCAGGATAAACCTATTAATTTAAAAACCAGTAGCCTAGTTGTTCAACAATTGGGGCCAAAATACAAAAAAGTATCCTTTTCAAATTCTGGACATGCTCTTAATCTTGCAGAAAAACTTAACAAACTATTTCAAACATCGGATTTCTCTGTGTATAAACTTACCACAGGCGAAAAATTAACTGATGAATCAAAAAATTGAACTAACTAAAAAGTTATTACCCGAAACTGTTTCTGAAAAAGAAGTTCTACAATTCTATAATATTTGGTGGAAGGATCCGCGAGCTAAAAAAGAGGGCGGATTACAGCTAACCAAAGAAGGATTCGAAGCACTTAGATCATCGGATATTAAATCGTATCGTATTAAATTTGATGAAGCACCTCCTCCAACCAACCAAATGACCATATGGTTGAATCGATTTATGGACTGCCCGTTTTATCTAACCAAAAAAGAAATACACGTTTTTGGCGAACGCATGGCTGTCCAATTGATGTTGTTTTCCGGCAACATAGAAAAATATGCTCGTTCTAAGGCCAATAAACTAAAGAATCCCGATTGACTTTCTCCTGTTATGACTGTATAATATATACATATTAGCAGTAAAGATAAACACTTTTTTCATAACACTTAAAGAAAGACAGTCATGGCAGAAAAAATCAGCGCAAATCGTACAGTTACACCAAACGAAGCCAAAAAGAGTATTCGCAAGTGTATTAAAATCCAGCGTCCTGTATTCATGTGGGGTCCTCCAGGTATTGGTAAATCCGATATTGTCAAACAAATCGGTATTGAACAAGATCGTGAAGTAATCGACGTTCGATTGAGTTTGTGGGAACCTACAGACATCAAAGGTATTCCGTATTATAATTCAAACGAAAATACGATGACATGGGCACCTCCAGCTGAATTGCCCACAGATCCAAATTCAACTGCTATCCTATTCCTAGATGAATTAAACTCTGCGGCTCCTGCTACACAGGCGGCGGCTTTCCAATTGGTGCTTAATCGACGTGTTGGTACTTATCTATTGCCAAAAGGTGTTTCAATCGTTGCCGCAGGTAACCGCGAAACTGACAAGGGTGTTACTT